AATGTGGTGCCGTGTTGTCGTTGTGCGTCTTGTAGAGATGCACGCAAAAGCACATGGGAAGACCGTCTTTGCCTTGAGGTTGCCGAATGGTACAGGAATGGTGGTATTGGCTTAATGCTTACTTTCACTTATAATAATGCTTGTCTTCCTCACTTTGAACGTGAAGGAATTTCAGTACCTTGTTTCTCGTCTTCGGATATTTTAGCCTTTTTGGATAGAGTTAAAACGCGTTCTCGTCGTGCGTTTGGTAACGACTTCTATCGCCATTTTGTCTGCTCTGAATATGGCAAAAATACTCAACGCCCCCATTATCATTCTATCTTTCTTATTCGTGACGGTAAACGTTATAAGGAATTTGTAGAGATGTGCCGTGAATGTTGGTGTTGGCTTTACGAACGTGATAAAAACGGACATTATAAGCCGTCTTGCAGTCTTGGTTTTATGTTCCCTAAGCTCGGTAAATTTGGCGTTTACGTTGATGACAAAGGACGTAATAAAGACCCTCGTTTTCGCTCTCAAAAGGCTGGCGCAAAGTACGTATGCAAGTATATTTGCAAAGATTTGTCGTACATGAAAAACGATGATGTTACTTATTTTTATGAGAAATATCCCGAATTTCGTAACTGTTGCCCTAAGTCTTACAAGTCTAATAATATTGGTTTCGCTCCTGTAGCAAGAATTGTTGCTAATGGTACACAAAAGGACATTGAAGACCTTATTACTAAAGGTATTTGGAGCCCTTTGCAACAGAAATATGTAAAATTATGGGATAGTGCTATAAGTCGCTTAATGTACGATAACATTCACTTCGGTTTGTATTCAATCAAAACCCGTAAAAAGGTGTATGATCGTGTTTTGTCAAATTTCGGTGCTAAGTGGCTTTGGTTCAATTTCAAGCAACGTGTTGAACGTGTTACACAGAAGATTTATGAACGTATGCTATTGGTATCTCATAGTAAACTTAAGTTTAAATCGGATTTTACCTTAAATAAGTTCGGTTTATCTTCTTTGTTTATTCGTTCAGACTTCAAAAAGCAAGCCTTATGGCATTGTCTTCTAAAGCAGTTTTCGCCTACTCAACTTAAAATGTTTTATTACAAGTTTGGAGATAACAAGGCGAATTTTTGGAATGTTGATTTTTGGGAAAATGTGTATTATTTAAGGCATGATAATATAGCCTTGTCTGATATACTTTTAACATCCTCTATGTTCCCAGATATTCCCATTATATCTGATAAGTTGACATTTGAAGAACTTAATTGTTATAAGGATTTTGAAGAAAATTATTGCAGACTTTCCCGAGCTCTTGAAGAATATAATTTATATCATTACTCAAAACGTGGTGAAGCTATTGAAAAAGCTAAACACATTCAAGGTGCTTACGGTTATGATGAAAAATTATGTTAAACTTTAAATTTTTATTTTATGGCTTTTAGAAATTGTAAATTTAATCCGTCCTTTTCTCGCTCTTGTAAGGTTATGGACGATGTTGTTAAAACAAATGTTGTTGACGGTGTAGAGGTTGAAACCGTTGTAAAAGTTGATGCGTCAGAGATTGCGGAAACATTCCCAGACGTTGACGATTACAAGTTGTCTGCCCTTATGGCTACTGGTCAACCTCTTTCTGCCGTTGACCCTGCTATTTTTAGTAATCCGTATTCAGATGTTGAAAACATTCTTGATGTTTCTTTGTCTGCACAAGAACCTGTACAAGAACCTGCACAAGAACCTGTACAAGAACCTGTACAAGAACCTACAAATGTTTAATCTTTAAATTTTAAATTATGTCTTTTAAATCAGTTATTTTAGGCACTTCTGCCAATAAAAATTATACTCATAACATGAGTTTCGACAATAATACTACAATGGATTTCGGCTTTTTGCAGCCACTTCTTTCGCAGTATATGTTGCCTAATTCTACTATTAGTGTTTCTTCTAAGCAGTTAGTTCGCTTGGCTCCTATGCCTACGCCTTCGTTTGCTCGTATGTACTTGCAGAACTACGCACGTTTTGTAAAAATGACAGACGTTGTACCTTATTATGAGAGTTTGTTAAGTCAAATTTCTTTTACTACTCCTTCGGGTGTATCTGTCAAGCCTATTCAGATGCCTGTAACTACTAATTCATTTCTTCTTTGGAATGTTTTATGCCTTTCGGCTTGTACGGTTTATAAAAGAGTTGGTACAAGTTCTGTTGAAGAATGGCAAGTTATGAATGATGTTGATATTAATAATAATTCTAATAGAATTACTTTCAATAGTTATTTGCGTAAGCGTTTAGGCTTTGTTGGTAGTCTTTTTAGCGAATTTGGTCCTGATTTTGTGCAAGTTACTGACTTTCATGATGGTATTGTTCCCATTCAGTCTGATTACATAGTACAATTGACTGGTGATGATGGTAAAACTTATCTTTATTGTTTTGCTTTTTCCACTCGTGCTAAGTGTTTGCGTAAGCAGTTTTTAGGACTTGGTTATTCTCTGAACGGTGAGGATAATAAGCCTGTTAGTATTGCCCCACTTTTGGCATACTATAAAGCGTATTATGATTATTTTGGTCTTACACGTGAGATACAATTTGAACAGACAAATTGCTTTAAAATTATAGGTTATATTTGGGAGTATAATGTTAATTTTTATCAGTTGGAAGGTGGTCTTTCATCTGCCATCATGAAAGATTTTTTGTTATTTCTTCGTGATTTCCAAGAGTTATATTATACCGATGCAAGTAGCTATATTGCTGCTCATCGTTCAAGGCCTATGAATGGTGCAGCGCAACGTCTTCCTGCTGTTAATACTTCGTTGTATTCGCTTGTTGATTATGCATCTAATAATACTCCAGGTTATATTAAACCTAATAACTTTGGAGTTCCCAATAATATTGGTAATCCTCCTTTGGCTACATGGTTAAGTATTGATTTGCTGCGTCGTTTGACTCGTTTTGTTAGTAAGGATAGTGTTATTGGTAAGCGTTTATCGGATTGGGTAAAAGTACACTACGGTAGTGACGTTTCTTTTGACCTCTTCAAAGATAGCTTTAATATATCTGAATGGCGCACGCCTATTGATATAGACGATGTTTTCAGTACTTCGGAAACTGCCGATGTTGGTAACGCTGATAAGGGCGATTATCTTGGCTCCTACGCCGGTAAAGGTATCGGTTTCGGTAAAGGTGGTTTTACTTTTAAGGCTCCTACTCACGGCTTTGTATTTGTAATGTCTTGTATTGTCCCTATTACTAATATATTCCAAGGTAATGACCCTACTTTGTATGCTATTGACAATGATACTATACCACGTCCCGAATTTGATGCGCTTGGCTATGAGTTCACACCAAAAGGCGTTTTTCTTAGTGATAACTTTTTGCTTGGTGATGCAAATAAAACAGATTTAGGACTTACAAGTAAAGGTTTTGGTTGGGTTCCTCGTTACACTGGTTTTAAGGTTAAGAAGAATATTGTTAATGGTGACATGTATTGTGGTTATTTTAAACGTGATTTGTTGCCATATTTTAACGACCGTCTTATACTTGGACATTCCGGTTATTATGAAGATAAAAAAGATTCTCAAGGCAATGTAAGTAAAACTAATTTTCTATTTACAATTGAACGTAATGGTGTGCCTTCTGCGTCTATCTCATGGCAGCAAATTTGCAAGTATGGTTTTTTGTCGAATTATAACCGCCTTTTTTACAATGTTAAAGGCGATTTAGATTTGCCTTGGTATTTTGCAGATTCTTTGTCTTACGCTGATTATGGCGTTAATGATAATTTTATCTGTCAGACTATTTTTGATGTAAAAGTTAAGAATTGGCTTAAGCCTGTTCAAAACTCTTACGATACTATTGACGAAATGGATAATAGTACGGTTAATCAGTCTACAAACTAATTGTTTAATTCGGGTGCATAGTCTTATGCACCCTTTAAAACTTTTTTATTATGGGTTTTTTAAGTGGTTTAGTTAGCTCTGTTCTTGGTGTTGGTGGTTCTATTGCTGGCGGTGCTATGGATTATAACTATCAAAAAAAATTGATGGCTCGTCAAAACCGTTATAATCAAGAGAACGCAGCAATAGCTTATCAGCGTCAGCGTGAATTAACACAAGACCAAGCTTATTTGTCTCAACTTGGTAAAGAAAAGGCAGGTATTAATACTGCTTTCGGTACTGATGGCAACGTTACGAGCTCTGCGAATGTTGACCAAGCAAGCCCCGTTAGTATTCCTTCACCTATGGGTTTAGGACAACAATTGTCAACTTCACTACGTTCTTTTATGCAGGATAGTCTTGTTGATGCTCAACGTAAAAATGTTGAGTCTGACACTACCGCCAAAAATATTGATAATGCTACACGTGCAATGGAGAACGCTCTAAAGATAAAGAAGCTAAATCAAGATATTGGCGTAGGAATGTTGAATTATGCTAAGGATGCGTTTAAATTTGCTGTCGATAAACAATACTATGACCGCCAACAGAGTGCAAAAACGGATGAAATGGTTGCAAGTTCTAAACGTGCTGAAGCATTGCAGAAGATTGAAGCTATTAACGCAGAGTTCGCTCGAGCTAAGACAAAAGCAGAATATGATATTCTTATTCAGCAGTTTAAAAATCTTCAAAAGGCTTATGACCTCACAGACGCACAAATTGTTACAGAAAAAGGTAAGCCACGTGTACAACTTAGCGAAATACGCAAGAATAATGCTTCTGCCACTGAAAGTTATTCTTCTGCATCTCTTAATAAGTCTAAGGAGAAGCACGAAGACGAGTTAACGAAAGGACAACGTTTGCAAAATGAGCTTGCTTTGTGGACGCAGCCCGATAAGTTGCAAGAAGCCTTTAATCGTGTTACTTTGCAGCAGTTGGAAATGAAGCGTAAGGAGATTTTAAATGTTCCTCGTACTCTTGCCGACCGTTGGAGTCGTGAAGCGGAAGAAGCGTATAATCGTATTAAGAGCGGTCACGCATCTTGGCGAGATTATAAAGATTATTATTTAGAACTTGCTCGTGAAAATATTTCAGCCTTTAATGATGAGGTTAAAGACTATGCTAAAATTATTCTCGGTGTTCTTCCTGGTTCTTCTTCGGGTAATGCTAACACAACAAATAATAAAAATGTTGTCACTTATTCGCCACAAAATTATTAACTTTGTGGCATGGAAACAATATATTATATTTTTAGTACTTTGTTGTGGACTTTATTTGCTTTATTTATGTTCACATGTTTTTATGTAGGTTTTAAGTTCTTACGTGTTTATTATCGCATTTTATCAGCTTTTTTGGCACGTTTAAAAAATTAATGTCGCGTGCGGGTGTTCTTTCGCCTGCGCGCGTTTTTTATATCCTGTAGTAACTGCGTAGCAACTTGTTGCGGTGCAGCCAAAAGAGTGCAACGCACTCCACCCTACGCCCTTGCGCATTGCGCTCGGACTGTAGTCCGAAACGTGAGCGCAGCGAGGTCGACCAAGCGGTTAGCGCGATGATTAGCCCAACCCAAACAACGCCGTTTAGCTTGACGGCGTAAGCCACTTGCCTTGATAATGTCAATCGGGACACGCTTCCGACCTCTACCACAGAAGAGGTGCACAACGTATAAAATTCTAATGCTTTTTCGTTTGTGCATTGTGTTCCTACTTGATATAAATCAATTAATCATAACTTTATGAAAAAATCTTTATCATAGTGTCCATTATAACTTATTCGTATTAGTACCAAAGAATGTCAATTTGTAACAACCACAATGATAGTTTTTCAATAATATTTTGTACTTTTGAAATCAATATCAAGAGTCTTGATAGTTGCTATAAATTAATCAAAAATGCAATACAATCGTAAGGTAATACATATAGATATGGATTGTTTTTATGCAGCAGTTGAATGTCTTGACAATCCTGCGCTTTTGGGTGTGCCTGTTATTGTTGGGCACGACTCAGAACGAGGTGTTGTGTCTACAGCCAGTTATGAAGCGCGTCGTTATGGTGTACATTCTGCACAATCCATACGTATGGCTAAGCGGTTGTGTTCAGATCTGCATATTGTAGAACCGCATTTTGAGCGTTACAAGGAAATCTCAGATGCAATTCATAAAATTTTTCAGAGGTATACTGATCTGATTGAACCAATCTCACTTGACGAAGCATTTCTTGATGTCACAGAGAATAAGAAAAATATAGAACTTGCAATTGATATAGCTAAGGAAATAAAGTTCGCAATTTGTAAAGAAATTGGGCTTACGGCTTCTGCCGGTGTTTCATATTGCAAATTACTCGCAAAAATAGCATCTGATTATAATAAGCCAGATGGACTTTGTGTTATACATCCAGACAATGCGATAACGTTTCTTGACAAATTGAAGGTTGAAGACTTGTGGCTTGTTGGTCATAAGACAGCCCTTGAGCTACATTCGCTTGGTATCTTTACAGTCAAACAATTGCGTGGTCAATCGCTTACTACTTTAACACGTCTTTTTGGGAAGCGTGGACAACAATTCTATAACTATGCTCGTGGCATAGATGATAGTCCGATAGAAGTTCGTAATGTGAGAAAATCAATGAGTTGTGAAAATACCTTTATGCAAGATCTTTCAATACGTTCTAATGTCATTATTGAGTTATATCATATAACTATTGAACTTGTTAATCGTTTGTATGAAAGCGGTTTTGTAGGACACACACTTACACTAAAAGTAAAGTATGCTGATTTCACGCAAGTCACGAGAAGTGTAACCCACACTACCCCACTCTTGACGAAACATGAGATACTGCCATTAGCAAAAAAACTTCTTGCTAAAATTGAATTTAATGCCTTACACCCAATAAGGTTAATGGGACTTGGTGTAAGTAGTGGAGATGAAAAGTCAAAAGAAGAAAAGGAACCAAAAATACACTATGAAGAACCAATGCTTCCTTTTACTTAATAACAATAGAAAAAGGGCAACTCAATATCACTATTGGATTGCCCTAACACATATTATTATATTGCTAAATTAGCATACCTTGTGCGAACCGTCGCTAATAACAACGTCGATAACCTTAGGCTCCTTGCCATATTTTGCAGAGTACTTTGCCTTAGCGTCAGCGATGAACTGATCGTAAAGCTCTTCCTTAACGAGGTTGATTGTACAACCACCGAATCCACCACCCATG